AGTTTAAGGCGTGTTGTTTCGTCATATCGAGTATTGTTGGCATAGTCATACAAACCGTCCATGAGTCTCGCTCTTAACTGTAACGGCAGGTAGTGTAGATTTAAACCCATAAATCCACCTTTGACTTTCTTATATGGAAATACCAAAGGAAATCTATCGTAGTATGGTAACTCTTCTTTGTGCTTTGGATCATAGTAGAACATGTACATCGAACCGAGAAGAGGCTGAGTAGTCAAGCGAGACGTATCGCCTCTCATGAGATCACGTTCATTGATACGATTAATCTTACCAGCAGTCTCACGAAACCAATCACGCGCAGCATCAGTACGTGCAGGAATTTGTCCAGCTCGTACACCTTGAGTGATGATGGTATCAAACACAATTGCCATTAAAACTTAATTCCTAGTTCTTTTTCAGTAAGTATGTCAAACTTCCAACCACGGTCGTTGCAGTATACTGCTGCAGCTCTCCATTTGGCTTCATTGACGCCCCATGTCATGACTTCGTTAATATAACGCTTATTAGGCTTATTTATCACCACTGGAGGCCGCGTCTGCGCATGGGGTTTTATTTCAACCACCACAGTATCGATCTTGCCTTCTGGCGTTTTCTTTTTGACAATGAAGTCTGGAAAGTATCGATGTACTCGATTATCAATAGGAGAACGATACGGAATAACCAGCTCTTCACTTCCCCATTGCACCACATTTGGATGGGAATCTAAGTACATCATGAACTTTAATTCCCACCGACTGCGATATACGATATTATTTGAATCGCCTAAATACTTTTTAGTATTCTTTGGTCGAAACTTTCCCTTATAAGCCATGGATCTATTTATAAATAAGATACAAGACTTATAACCTGAGAGAACATATGGCACTCGTCAAAGTAAATATCGATAGCTTTAAGAAAGACGCAGGTGGACTGCTAAACAAACTGGCAAATAAAGTTGTCAATAAGCTAGAAGACAAGCTCGAAAACGCTGTCGAAGATCTTTTTGCAAAAGGACTGAAGAAGCTCGGTCTATCTGATAAGATAGCTGCTGAACTTTCTTCTCGATTCGGTGATGCTTTAACTTCTGGTCTGGAAGACAAATACTTTCAGACATTTACGAGCGAGATGAAGCGAGCATCATGTGCAGATATTCGCAACAACTTCTCGCCAAATCGGGGCAATGTAATTGGTGCATCAGCTGCAGCAGAAACGTATGTCGATGCGATTCAGCGCGCTTCAAATAAGATTGTATTAGGCGGTGATGCTTTACCAACACTTCAGTTTCCAAGTCATATCAGTGAAAAATACTATATGGCGTTTAAATTTAAACAATACCAGAGACCAGCTCCTGAAACCAGAGGAGAGCTGAAGTTTGTACAGGCGTTCGCATTGCCTTTGCCAAAAGGAATTCGCGAAACGTTTGAAGTGAATATCGATCAAACCTCTACTGGATCAGTCGGCGGTGTTGCAGATGCAGTACAAAAAGCACTCGTTCCTGGAGCTGATAAAACACAGGTAGCAAAAGAAGCTGCGATTGCGTTATTATACGCAAAGGCTATTCAAGCAACTGGTGATCTTGGTCAAACCGTAGGTCAAGCAACGGGAGCAGTTCCGAACCCACATGTCCAAGCGCTATTTAGTGGAGTTCCATTAAGACAGCATCGCTTTGAATGGACGTTTGCTCCAAGAAATGCTGCCGAAAGCGACGATCTCATGAAGTTGATTAAAGCGATGAAAGCTTTTACTCTTCCAGCATTCAGTAGCCTCGGCACACAGGCACTTGCATATCCTTTCTTATGCCAACCAGAATTAATTATCGGCCAAAATAAAGACATGATTATGTTTGCACCGTGTTTGATTCAGTCGGTCGAAATAAACTATTCGCCGCAAGGATTACCAGCATTCTTCGAAGGCACAAATCTTCCAGTGTTTATCGAACTGTCAGTTTCGATGATTGAAACTGAAATGCAAACTGCTGATCGTTATGGCAGACAAGGCGGCGATAGACTTCAAGAGATGTGGAAAGAATTGACTGATACAATTGAAAAGGGTGCAGGGCTTGAAGCTGGAACTTTAAATAAAGAAATAAAAAGAGTTGAAAAAGGCATAACAGACAGTTTTAGCAGCTCACCGAAAAAAGATAGTCCAGCGAGAACGGGTACTTAAAGATGTCAAGATACTTCGATAGATTTCCAGTCATTGACTATGACGGTACAATTGCAAAAAACATACTCACACGTGTCGACTTTACTGAGCAGTCGAAAAAAGATATTTACTCGACGTTTCAATTTACACTCGAAGAAGGATTCGAGAGACCAGATCTCTTGTCATATAACTACTATGGATCTTCGCAGTTTGATTGGATGATCTATTTGACAAACAATATCGTCGATCCGTATTATGACTACTACAAGTCATCTGATGACTTTAAAAAATTCATCGATACGAAGTACGGTTCAAGTCAAGATGCCAGAAGAATCACGCAGTTTTATCGTAATAACTGGCACAATGATGAGAGAATGTTAACAGTCGCACAGTATGAATCATTGCCAGCATCAGAAACACTTAATCTTCGTAAGTATTGGAAGCCAAAGCTCGCAAACACTGGAGTAGCCATTGGTTATGAAAGATTAAAAGAAGATTGGGTTGTATCAACAAATAAGATCGTATCGTTGACTCTGACAGTTTCACCTGAAAGCTTTAGCGCTGGAGATATTATTTCACAGACAAGCACAGGAGCCTCTGCGACTGTCGACTTTATTGATATTGATAATAAGATACTTACTGTTAAACACGTTTCTGGTGCATTTGCTGTCAATGAAGAAGAAGGTATCGCAGTTGTAACCATGCTTCGTCAAAACATCTCAAACGAAGAAGCAGAATACTGGGATGCAGTAAATGCATATGATGACGAGCAAGAAACAAATGAGCTGAAGCGTAATATTACAGTACTGAAATCATCGTATCTTGCTGAGACAGAAAAACAATTCATTTTACAGATAAGCACATAACATGAATTCAATGAGAGACGGACAGTTTAAACTTAACGAATTCGTTATGATAGACGCCACAGCCAAGACAACTGACTGTGGTAAGGCTATACAATTGACTCCTGTCTGCGTCGTTGCCAACATCTATGAATCTGTTCATAGTCCTACGGTTGTAGCAAATTTTGAATTTTATGATGCCAAAGGCATGTTCAATAACTTTGTTTTTACAAATAAAAAGATCGTAATCGAATTCACCACAAATGAAGTTAACACAAAGTCGGCAATAAGATACGAACTTTATGTAATTGCAAATGATCCAGTTGTTCCTACAAATGACGATAAGGGTATCGCATACAAATTGACATGTGTAACATATGAAGTTTGGAAGTCTGCTACTATTCGAAACACTCCACTTTCGCGAAACAATATCGAATGCGAAAGAATGGTGAAAGCCTATCTGACACTACTCGAGTCTCAGAAGCCTCTCTTTGCCGAGAAGACTCGCGGATTGCATACATTCAACTTCACTGGAAAGACACCGATGGAATGCATCGATCAAATCCGTGTTGAACATGCATTATCTGCACAGTTTAATGGCCATGCATTCTGCTTTTTTGAAAATAAGTATGGGTTTGTTTTCAAAAGCCTTGAAATGATGATTAAAGAAGGCAAAGAAAATATCGGCGACAAGTGTTTTATGCAATCTACGCTGACGAATGTTGATGTCACTGGTGCCAAATGGAGAAACATCTTAGCATTCAAGTTAATTCAGAATGGTAACGAAGGTCTTGCACGAAGAATCGGTGCTGGTAGCAATTTAGTCAATCAGAAAAATTCTGTTACTGGAGATTACACTCGGTTTGAAGTCGATCCAAAGAATTTAGAGTTTGAAACATTAAATAAAGGTTCGAGCTCTTCTTCGCTAAAAGCGCAAAATGAAATGGGTAAAGAAACTGGTAATATTCAAGAAGTTTCTTTTGATCCAGAAACACAGAATGCAGAAATAGCCGAGAAGAAGAATCACTTGCCATTTTATATGGCGCATTTCTTAACGACAGTTGCACAAGTCACTATCTATGGTGATAGTACTATTTCAATCGGCGATGTGATTAAATGTCAGCTTCCAGATTATGATGCTTTGACACAAGGCGAAAAGAATCCAATTCGAGAAGACAGTCAAATGACTTCTGGTAATTATCTGGTTACAAAATGCAGACACGTTTTGACCTTTAACGAAAAGGCAGAATACATGCAAGGACTTGAGATTGTAAAAGATGGTATTGGCGGACTTCCGCAAGTACACAATTAATAGAGGATGATTAAATGAAAGTTCCACATTTTTTTGAAGGTATAGTTGCCGAAGATCCAAGTTCAGAACTCGGCCTATCGACAGATAGACCACAAACAGGCAGAGTGCTTGTCAGAGAATTGCTTGGGCATTCGAATTTGGTGGCATCAGAAGATCTTCCGCCTGCATATATTGTCATGCCGTCGAATAGCGCTGGCATCGGTGGAGTGGGTATGAGCCCGACTGGACTACTCAAAGGCTCGCGAGTGATGTGTGTCAAGTTTCCAGATCAAGCTGCACCATATATTCTCGGTGTACTTAACTATGCACCTGAAGACAATCATAGTGTATCTTCGTTTGCTCGC